CGCCGATGGACGAACACACCCGCCAATTTGCGAAGATGACCGATCTTGAGACGACAACCTCAGTTTCGGAGTCCCCGTGCGACGACCCTTCTCCTGCAGGGTTCAGTCGAATTATTCCTGATAAAGCAGCCAAAGTCGCGGAGCTCCGCTCTCGCGCTCCCACGTCCGAGGATAAACGGACGGGCCGTCCCGGGTCCATACGGGAAACCACCTGTGGCCTCAACTTCAAGTTGACCCACGACCCAAAACAAACAACCCCCCCTCCCCCCCCAAACACGCCTTGTCCCCTTCACCTTGACCGTGAGCTGACGCCCAAGGGTCTTGCAGAGACTCTTGCGCTCGCTCGCCTTGGCCTCTGTGCCAACCCAACCCGTTCCTATTTCCGTGTGGTTGTCTTCAGCCACAATCCGGAAGAACTCGACTTTGAGTTGCGCCAACTCGGCCTTCCCCCGTTCATCGCTGATTGGGCTCCGCGCCCTTATCATGCTTTCCGCGAGAAGACTCGCTCCCGTCGACCCAAGACGGTTGCTCAGGTCCTCGCGAAGTCGTCTATCGAGGTTTCCGCTCCGATTATGGAGCACTCGATTGACGTTAACGACCATTCCGGCGTCCTTGACGCACTCCGCGATGCCTCCCAGCTCGTATCTCTTTGGAACTCACTTTCCAAGTGGGGCCCACTTGAGCTTCAAGCTGCCCTTCACGTCTCCAAAACTCTCCCATTTGCTAAAATGATCAATCGAGCAAGTGTGGAGGGTTGCCAGGAGTCCCTCCGTGTCGTGGAACAAATTGACGACATGGTTGTCATTGCGTGGACCAAATGTGTGTCGCGCTTCCTCGACGTCGCTTACGTCATTGATGGCGACTCCGCTGTCGCCATCGCCATGTTCATGAGTCTCAGTGCTCCCTACGCACTGAATGACTCTGGCATCATCATGTGGGGGGCGCTGAACGACATGTGCTCCAGCGCGTTCAACACCAGCGTCACGCAATCAGGCTCTATTGCCTCTGCCCTCTTTGGCAAGACACTTGAGAACGCCGACGCGACGTCTATCCAGATTGGCGAGGCCGCAGAGAGTACCAAAGCTGCGGCTCACCAAGCCACTGAGACTCTCAAGACTATGGATGATGCGATCCATCGCATTACGCCTGCCCTTGAGGGTGCTGCTGTTGGCTTGCAAGATGTCACGTCCAAGATCTCTGAAGCTATTGCTAGCATGAATCTTGGTGGCAAGACCATCTCCGACCTTCCTGCGTTCGTTTACAGGAAGATCAAGGAACTTGGTCCTGTCGTGGGTCCGCTCATTGTTGCCGTTCTGGCAGTTTGGCACGTCCTCTCCCCCTCGGAATCGATTCGTGTCGCGCTCATCACCGCTGGCAGTGCTGTTGCTCTTTTCTATACAGCGCCTGCCATCAGCGAGTTTGTTGTCAAGCTCCTAGACCCTCAGTCTTCCACGCAGGGTCCTACTGGCCTTCTTGACTCCATTGCTTGCTTGGTCATGGCCATGTTCCAGCTCCAAGGAACCCAAGCCTCTGTCCGCTCGCTTGTTTATGTCCTCAAGGATCTACCACGTGCAACCGATGGTGTGCGGTCGCTTGTCAGCGCTGCCACTGCTCTTGCAGCTTGGATCCTCGATTACATCCCTTGCATGAGAGGCTACTTCTGCTCCAACATGGAGTATGAGACCTTCGCAAGGCGTGCAAACTCGCTCATCAACAAACACAACGAGAAGACACTCGGCATCAACTCGCAGACCCTTTGCGAAATCCAGAAGTGCATTGAAGCCGCCGACGACATCATCATGCGCGCTACTGCGAAGCAGCAGCCTGCTCTTGCTGTTACTGTCAGAAACACGAACATTGAGCTTCGAAAGCTCAACTCGCTCGTTTCTAGCCACGTTCGCAACGGCACCAACGTCTTCATTGAACCCGTCGGTGTTTTCTTCTTCGGCAACCCAGGCACTGGCAAAACCTCGCTCACTGAGGCTGTGCTTAACGCCTACTTCCGGTCCACGCTCAATGAGGCCGAAATGGAATTGTTCTTGCTCAACCCGAACCAGTACATTTTCCATCGCGGCATCACCAAGGATGCATACTGGGAAGGCTCCAACTTCAACACGAGGGCCATCGTTATCAATGACTTTGGTCAAGAGCGTGAGGTTGTTGGCGGGGGCAAGTCCGACGCCATCGACTTCATCGCCCTCATCAACGGCAAGCCCACGCTCGTGCCCATGGCGTTTGATGAGAAAGGCCACAACTGGCTGCATGCTGAGGTTGTCATTGCTGACTCCAACCTCATGAGCCTCAAGTCGGACGTCATCGTCGACCAGGGCGCCCTTGCCCGCCGCGTCCACCTTTGTTACAAGGTCGACATCAACCCGGATTTTGTCCCGAATGGCGACGAGATGGACCCAAATCGCTGGTACATCCGCCGCGCGGTCATCAATGAGCAGGGCCACGAGACTTCTGAGGTCGTGACCCCTGCGCAGATCGTCAAGGACATGATTGAGAGGCGCAAGAAACATGCTCGCACTGCTTTCTCAAAGAGTGCAGTCAAGATTGAGGCTACCGACCCTTCGGAGTTCAACGCCTTCCTCAAGTCGCTCGCAGAACAACATGCCCAACCCACCGAGTCCGAGAAGGCTCTCTTGGACCATGCAAAAGCTGTCACCGGTCTCGAATGGAACCTCAACGCTCTGAAGCGCACGCTCACAAGTCTTGGGGTACTTCCTTTTTGGGAGTACAGCCTTGACGTGTGCAAGCTCGCACTTAAACGCGTCAATGAGTCTTTCTTCGTGCTCCGTGACACGGCTTGCATGATTCCGCAACTTGGAGACATCGACCTCACAAGCATCTTTGACCCCCTTTGGGTTGGTCTTAAGCAGCTTGTCGGGTTCTGCAAGGACAACGTGGTCTCTCTTGCGATTGCTTCAGCGGTTGTGAGCCTCCTCGTTCCAACGCTTGCCGTCACTCGCCCCCAGGGTGATGACAGTGCAAGCTATGGTCAGCGCGTCGTTGCCAGCAAGGGCAGGGCGCCGTCCATCCGCAACAAAGTCCAGACTCGCACCACCACCTTCCAAGGTGGCGCTTACGAGTTCAATAAGAACCTGTTCATGGTCACGTGCACGCTCGGCACCGGCGTTTTCGGACAAGCGCTTGGCATTAGGGATGACTACGTCCTAATGCCTATGCACTTTATCCGCGACGCGTTCTTCCAAGCCGAGCGCGCTGGGGTGCCCACCGATGGCGCGAGCTTTGTCTTCACTGGACAGAACCGCGTCTTCAAGGTGTGCCTCTCGGAGCTCACGTCCAACAACATGAGTCTTTGGGCTGAAAACCACGATCTTGTGGTTCTCAAGGTCAGCAGTGGTAGAGGTTTCGATATGTTTGCAAACATTCTTCCTCACATTGCCTCCCACCAGACCATCGCAAAGATCGTCTGGGGCAGCCGCGAGATGCAGACGCGTCTCACCTGCCCACCGCACGGCGAACATCGCCTTCGTGACTATATGGGTTCCACCTACATGTTGCTCGAGCACGCTGCCCGCACGTGTGAGGGACTCATTACGGTCAAGAACGTTGCTCGCTACAAAGCCCGCACAGTGTCAGGCGATTGCGGTGCTCTTCTTCGTGCTACTGGCACCGTGGAAGAACCCGTGATTGGCATGCACTTTGCTGGGGACAACTTCGGCTACGGCTATGCCACGCTTTTCTCTCGCGAGATTCTCGAGAAGCTCATCGAGGGCGTTGGCGTTGACCACGATCCCGACGAGTTCATGGAGTCGTTCGACAAGCTGTATCACACAGCTCTTCCGGCGACCAACACGAACCTCGCCACGAGGATCGTGTCAACCCAGGGTCTGCAGCCAGGCACTACTGCGCTGCTGGCAAATTTCCCGCGCATCTCCCCGAACGCCCCGGCGGACCTCTCGGAAGCGGCTTACGAAGCCGCCCTTAAGAAGGTCGGCCTTGTGGACATATCGCAGTGCAGCATGGTCATTGTCAATGCTGCATGCGCGTCATACTTTTCGGATTGTCTCGCTCCTCTCGTCCCGAGACGCGTGTACACGCTCGCCGAAGCCCTGCGCGGCATAGAAGGTGATCCCACTTTCCGTGCCTTGGACCGCTCGTCCGCGCTTGGCTACCCGTACACGCACCCAAAAAGGGACGCCTTTGACGAGAACTTTCTTCCGGTTGGTGGTCTTGGAAGACGGGTCTTGGACGACATCGGCACCACGCTCAGCATTGTGCGCGGGGGCCAACGTCCCATTACCCTCTACACGGACTTCCTCAAGGACGAACGTCGCCCCATCCAGAAAGTCAAAGACAAGGCTACACGTCTCATCTCTGCTTGCCCCATGGCTTACCTCGCTGCGTTCCGGATGTACTTCGGTGCGTTCATGCATTCATTCAGCAAAGCCAAGGGCTCCAACGGCACCGCCATCGGAGTCAACGTCTACAACGACGATTGGAACGATGTTGCCCTCCGCATGATCAGTGTTGCGGGAGGCAAGGACAAGCTCAACTATGGAGCAGGCGACTACAAAGCCTTTGACTTCACAGAGCACCCGGACGTTCACCGCATCATCCTGAAGCATATTCAGGATTGGTACGGCGATCCGCCCGATTCAGAACCTCGCGTCGTTCGCGAGATTTTGTGGCTCGACGTTGTCAACAGCTACCACATTCGCGCAGATCGTGTACGCGAGTGGCGTAGTGGCCTGCCCAGTGGTCACCCAATGACCACGATCATCAACTGCATTTACAACCACATTGCGTTCCGCTACGCATGGGTTCGCCTGCACGATGGTGATCTTACGAGCTTGCCCCATTTCCGCGATAACGTCTGTCTCTTCGTTCTTGGAGATGACAACGTTTTCTCGGTCTCCGACGCATATGTTCACGAGTTCACCCCTGTGAACATTGGCGCATACATGGCTGAGATGGGCCTCGTCTACACGTCCGATACCAAGGACGTCACGCTTGGTGGCATGCGGCTCCTTCGGGATGTCACGTTTCTCAAGCGCCGGTTCATCTACGATCCACATACAGTGCGCTTCTTGGCTCCACAGGACTTGGACTCTCTTCTAGAGACCGTCCTGTGGACTAAGAAGAAAGATGCAGTTGAGATCTTCAAGAGCAACTGCAGGCACACGCTGCGTGAGCTTTCGCTCCACAGCCCCGACGTATTCGACTACTGGTCGTCGGCGATCATCAACTGTTGCACGCTCGACTGCAACGATTTCGGCGACGGCCGCGATCAGTCAACCCTCCGCGCGATTGTGCGCGGCTGGTCGACCGATCAGTGAACGTCCCGGCCTCATCCCCACCTTGGCGCAGTGGGGTAGGTCCAAGCCCTTGGGTCCCCTGGCGAGGGATTCTCGTACACAGCCAACACCTGCGTGACATGCTTGTCAACTACTGAGGAAAATTTGTCGGTTCTCAATCTTTAGTTGTTCGCGGCGCAGGGCCTGGCCTATTTAGGCTTACTGCT